ACCGCAAATCAAAAACAAGCAAAAAAGTGTCTGATTATGCGGACAACTATATTAAATGTTATGATGCCATAATTAAATTGTTTCCTGAGAGAACAAGACCAAAAACAACGGCACAAAAAATCAAGTGGCTTGATACAATACGATTGGCAGATCAAAAAGATAATTGCAACCCACGGCAACTTTGGTGGATTGTAAACAAGGCAAGGAATGATTCATTTTGGCAAAAGAATGTTTTAAGCATTCCGGAACTCAGAAAATCAAAAGAGGGTAAACTCCCAAAATTAGAACAACTAATTCAAAAACTTGGAGGAAGGGAATTTGATGCACTACGATAAAAACAAAACAAAACAAACCGAAAAAAGGTGTTTGGATGCACTTTCAAAATATGGCGATTTTAAATTGTCAAAGGATCAGTATTCGCCTTTTGATTTATATGGATATACAAACAACGTAAAAACATTAATTGAAATCAAAGAACGATCTGAAATGTGGGATCGATGGTATATTGAAAAACAAAAAATTGACAACCTTAGAAAACTAAAACACAAAACAAAAGACCCCTTGAGAATTTACCTTTTAATTGTAGTTAAAAATGATGGGTTTCTTTTTAAGGTTGATGACATATTTGAAATGGGAAAAATTGAACGGATAAGAATGAACAAACAAACATCAAAAGATTTCCCTCATTCAGATATAAAAATCCGAAAAGAAATTATTAATTTTCACCACCAACTAAACTTATTAAAACTTAAATTAAATGATTGATGAATTTCTAAGCCTTGGCATTGAACTCAAATCAAATGCCAACGTACAAAAAACAAAATGTCCAAAGTGTTCTCACAAAAGAAAAAATAAATCTGATCCTTGTTTATCGGTAAACATTGAAAAGGGGGTTTATAATTGCCACCATTGTAAATGGTCGGGCAATGTAAAATTCAAACCTAAAAAGGAATATATAAAACCGGTTGAAACAAAGATTGAATTATCTGACCGGACAATTGGATGGTTTAATAAAAGAGGTATTTCGACCGCTACACTATCCCATTGGAAAATTGGCGAATCAACCGAATACTTTCCCCAAGTAGATAAAAGAAGAAAAGCGGTTAATTTCAATTACTACCGAAATGGCGAACTAATAAACACCAAATTCCGGGATGGGGAGAAGAATTTTAAAATGGTAAGCGGTGCCGAACTGATATTTTACGGCATTGACAACATCAAAGAAATGGACACCATTTACATTGTCGAAGGTGAAATGGATGCATTGTCATTATCGGAATCGGGGATTTATTCCGTTTGTAGTGTTCCAAATGGTGCATCAAAAGGAAATCAACGCCTTGAATATCTCGACAACTGTTTTGAATACTTTACTGACAAAAAGGAAATAGTTTTATGCACCGACAACGATGATGCCGGGTTGTCTTTAAGAAATGAACTCGCTCGGAGGTTCGGAAAATTTCGTTGTAAGTATGTTGACTTTGGAGAATACAAAGATGCCAATGAGGTACTCACCGAAAAAGGATCGGAAATACTTCGGTCAATATTAAAAGAAACCAAGTCATTCCCACTTGAAGGGGTGATCAACATCAACGACATTTGGCAAGATGTAATCAACTATAATGAAAAAGGAATAGTCAACTACTCAATTCAACTTGCGGACTCTGATGAGTGGTTTAAAATGGCTTTTGGGGAGTGGTCAACCATTACCGGCATACCCAATTCAGGAAAGTCAGATTTTGTCGATCAAATATCTTGCAATCTTGCACTTAAATATGGATTTAGAACGGCATACTTTTCCCCGGAATCTTTTCCGTATGAAAGTCACATAAAACGATTAGCAAATAAGCTAAATGAAAAGCATTGCACAACTGATGATCTGAATCGTACAAAAAATTTTATTGAAGAGCATTTTTACTTTGTGAAAATAGACCTTGAAAATCTAACCCTAAAATCGATACTTGATAAATTCCGGGAACTCGTATTTCAAAAAGGTGTCAACGTTTTAACAATAGACCCTTGGAATATGCTTGACCATTCGGCACAAAAAGACCATTCATATATCGGTAGGGTACTTTCTGAGATAACACAATTCGTACAACAGACAAACACCCATCTTTTTTTGGTTGCACACCCAAGGAAAATGGAATCCGACAATGGTGTTTTTAAAATACCAACGCCCTATGATATATCCGGGTCATCTGACTTTTTCAATAAGTCTTATAATTGTCTTACTGTTTACCGGTCAATCGGCGAACGAACAATGTATGAATCCGATTCGGTGCAAGTACATATCCAAAAAGTAAAAAGAAAAGAAAACGGAAAACAAGGATATTTCACCGTGGCACCGGACTTTAAAAATGGTGGGGTGTATAAACCTATCGATGAAAAGAAAAACAGAATCACAGTCGTAAAAGATACAATACCTTTTTAATGAATTTAAACGAATATTACAACGCTTTCCGTTGGTGCGAAAGCAATTCCATCCGATGTTATCCAAAACCCCAAGGAAAGGAATATATTTTGGTTTATGAGATAAATGGACAACCCAAAACATCCGGCAAAACATATTCCAAAAAAGAATATGACACCAAGTGGAAAGAATTTTATATTTACCTTTACAAAAAATTTAAAGATGTTTGAAGTTGAATTTTTTCCCCTCTACGGTTTCACGGTTGGTTTTAATTATTCAAACGATGACCTTTTAGATATAAACGAGGAAAAAGATTTTAAACACACCATCCAAGTGTTTATTGGAATATTTGGGTTCAACATTAATTGGTACATTGACAAATAAAAAAGGGAATGGGAAAAAGGGTAAACATTTCGGTGATCAAACCGAATGAGGAAAATCCTCGTTTTATAACTGACCAAAAATTCAAAAAGTTAGTTAAATCAATAAAAGAATTTCCTCAAATGCTTGAAGTCCGACCACTTGTCGTGGATGAGGACTTTATGGTATTGGGTGGAAATATGCGTTTAAAGGCTTTAAAATCTGCCGGTGTTTTTGAGGTGCCAATCCAACAAGTCAAAGGATGGACTGATGACCAAAAAAAGGAATTTATAATCAAAGATAACCTTGGTTATGGCGAATGGGATTGGGATATTGTTGCCAACGATTGGGACATACAAAAACTAAAAGATTGGGGAATGGATTTGCCGGATTTTCCTGACCCCGAACTTGATGCAGAGGAAGATGATTATGAGGAACCAAATGATTTGCAAGTGGATGTCGTTTTAGGCGATCTAATAGAGATTGGAGAGCATCGACTTTTATGCGGTGATTCAACTGATGCTGAGCAAGTGGTAAAACTAATGGATGGAGAGAAATGTAATTTAATTACAGACCCTCCTTACGGAATAAACGCAAATAAACAAACATTAGGAACTGGTAAAAAACAATTTTACAGAGGCGATTCTTGGGATACAGAAGTGCCTAACTTTTACTATATACTTACATTAGTTAATAAAGCTATTATCTGGGGCGGTAATTATTTTACAGAGAATCTTAAGGTATCTAATGACTGGCTATGTTGGTATAAAAAAAATGACAATCTATCATATTCAGAGTTTGAATTAGCTTGGACTAATATAGGAAATAATTGCAGACACTTATCGCATCATTGGGGAAAGGAATCTAAACTGCATCCAACAATGAAGCCCATTAAGGTTATAGAGTGGTGCATAAATATGCTTGATAACAAACCAATACTTGATGTGTTTCTCGGTAGTGGCTCAACAATGGTTGCAGCACACCAACTTAAAAGAAAATGTTATGGAATGGAACTTGATCCAAAATACTGTCAAGTGATAATTGATCGGATGATAAAACTTGATCCAAGTATTGAGGTTAAAATCAATGGCAAAAAATATCACTAATTTTGTAATATGAAACAAAATGCAACGGCTATAAAAAAGAAAGCAATGATCGAGGCATTGGAAAAAACACTTGGTGTGGTTACAACTGCCGCAAAGATGGTTGGCATTGATAGGGTTACCCATTACCGGTGGTTGGATGCCGATAAGGAATATCGTGAAAATGTTGATGATGTTCAAAATGTTGTTTTAGATTTTGCTGAATCGGCATTGCATAAGATGGTTGAAAATCACAACCCGGCGGCAACTTTATTTCTATTAAAAACAAAAGGAAAAAAACGAGGATATATTGAACGCCAAGAAATTGCCCACGAAGGAAATGTCCAATCTACACTAATAGAATGGAAACCGGCAGACAAAGAAAAGTAGAACAAAAGTGTAATCGCCAATTCTACGATTTAATAAATTCAGATAAAAGATTCAAAGTCCTACAAGGGGGGACTCGAAGCGGAAAAACATACGCCATCTGTCAATATGTGGCGTACATTCTAACGACTGCAAAAGAGCCATTGACCATTTCCCTTATAAGAAAAACATTACCGGCGTTAAAAGGGTCTATTCAAAGGGACTTTATTTCTATATTAGAACAGACCGGGATGTATTTCGATGGCAATCACAATAAAGCCGAAAACACTTTTAGGTATGGCAAACACCTTGTTGAATTTTTGTCGGTTGATGACAGTCAGAAAATCCGAGGGCGAAAAAGAAATATTGCCGTGTTGAACGAGGCAAATGAATTGTTGCTTGAGGACTTTCGCCAAATCAATATGCGTACCACCGACAACATCATTATGGACTTCAATCCATCCGACCCGGTGCATTGGATATATGATGACATCATCCCAAGGGAGGATTGTGATACTTGGATTACAACCTACAAAGACAATATGTTTTTGTCCGATGATCTTGTTTATGAGATTGAAAGGATGCGTGAGCGTGATCCGGATTATTGGAGGGTGTTTGGCGAAGGGCAAAAGGCAGTCTTTTCCGCCCGGCAGATATTCAACAATTGGAACTTTATTCCCCACAAAGATTTCCCGGAATTTGATTTGCATACTGAGGCGGTCATTGGATTGGATTTTGGATTTAGCAACGATCCCTCAGCGGCATCAATAATTTTCCGAAAATCAGATAAATTGTATGTTCACGAAATCTTGTACAACACCGGAATGACTAACGGTGACATTGCTGATTATTTCAAGGCAAATGGTTATGATCAAGTGTTAACGTTTTATGATAGTGCCGAACCCAAGTCCGGGGAGGAACTCCGAAGGGCGGGTTTATTATGCAAACCGGCAATCAAAGGTCAAGGGTCAATCACCGCCGGTATTTCGTTACTCAAGGAATACGATGTCATCGTGAGCCAAGAATCAAAAAACATATTCAAGGAATACAATGGATACTATTGGGAACAGTTAAAAGATGGCACAATCATAAACAAGCCGGTTGACCGCCTAAACCACCAAATGGACTGCCTTAGATACGGAGTTTATTCCCAATATAGTAAGCGAAATGATTTCTTTGTTATTTAATTATTATTTTTGTAAAAATATAGACTTTAATGGCATCACTATTCGATAATTTCAAAAGGCTCGTGACTAAAAACAGTCAAGCCACAAATCAACTATTTAATCGGGCGATTTACAACTTTTTAGGCGATACAATAATCACGAGTGCCGAAAACGATGATTCTTATATCAACAAGGGATATCGTTTCAACTCAACCGTTTATTC